TGCACAGCGGTATTCCCGCTGTGCATGTGTCTTCACGTTGATTTTTCTTCGAATGCGTTCATTCGCATTCTGTCTTTTGAATCAACAAGTATTGTAAGTGCAATTGCTTGCTGTGATATCTCTTATACACCGATAGCCTTTGTGCATGTGTGTAAATGACTGTTTCAGTATGTTTGACCATTTCAATACAAATTACAAGTTTTATGACATTACTTGTGAACAAATAAATGTCACCACCCAAAGCATTGCTACTAAGCTTAGTTAGTAGAAGATATGAAGATGTCCAAACGACGGACCTCCTTATTTGGAGAACCCGTGTCCGATGGTAATCTGGTCTTTTTGATTGCCCCGGGTAAATTGCCCTCATACTTTTATGGTATGTAGGGCACTCTCGGTTAGTATAGTGGTGGATTTTATTATACGTCAGATGGCTCGACGTTAAAGCCTATGGTTGTGAATCAACCAGCAGAAGGGAAAAGCCTACCCAAACTGCTTTGTTAAAAACTTTGTGAAATGCGGAAGTACCGTGAAGCAAAGGATGGTAAACAAACTCATACGTGACTGCGACGGAATAGCGTATGTTTTAATCCAATAACGTTCACCAGCCCAGGTGGGAATCTGAGCTCTTTTTACAGGACTCGCTGATTAACACCGAGAAACATAATCAAGGTGATATGTCCATGCATCGGAAGCTTGCTTCCTGTGGGTATCGCGGAAAGTTTGGCCCGGATTTATTCCCCCCAAATGATTACACCTTGGTCAGATAGATGAAGTACGCACTAATTTAGTGCGTGTTTCTTCTATCGTGTTTCATGGCTATTTAAATTTTGAATAGATCATGAATAACGATATGAAGATGCACGCGAAGAGAGGCAATGCCCTCAACCAAAACAAAAGTGGAGGTAAGAAGAAGGTCGTATTCCGTGGGCGGCATAAGCGCCAGGAATCTATTATGGAGGCTGATGAGCTATTTGGAATTTTTCCAGCACCCATGATTCAGGAGCAACATGATATGTTACTTGCTGAAATAGTCCGCTCGAAAGCGGATAAAGAAGAACGCATTAGATTAATGCGGGCTATTTGTCGTATTTATTCGTTGGATGGAAAATATGCTGATGATTTCTTTAGAAATTTTTGTGATGAACACACTGCTGAAGATGGAAATGATGATACTGTGCTTTTATATGATTATTTATTACAGGCGTTAACCGTTATTCATAATTGTTGTGGCAATAATGATACGACCATTAAACGTGTTGAAACAACATTGGTTGCAGCGTGGGCCGTTTTTAAATATCGTAATGATATGACAGCAGTTTCTTTACATGTTGTCCAATATGCAATGTCTTTATTGCCACGATCTGTAACTGGATCATTAGTTAAATGTATTCGCGCAGCCTTGTTTTATGAGACAGAACAAAGTTTGGCAGATGATATACTTAAAGATACAGGTGGCGATTGTGGTCATTCCTTCAGAAATTTGTTGAATAAACCATTTGTGTCACATGCCAGAATTATAGCATCACTGTTATGTACTATTGGTTTGGTGCAACCTAGTTGTTGGCATGTTAAAGGCTTTGAAATCTTTGCTATACAGGCTTTTGACGAAAGAAGAACAAATATGATCGATGTGATGGATTCAACTTTATCATCTATTATTTTCTTCTTCAAACAAGGTTATCAGTGTTTTTGCAAAAAGAGTATGCGCCCTTTGTTTGTAACATCGGATAAAATGCTTGAGCTTGAAATTCGTGTTGAGGATTTATCTTTGATGGTTAAAAATCATGTTCAAGGATCGTGTCGACAAGATTTTGCTGTGTTATGTGGTCTAGTTTACGATTTGGCCGATGATATCCGTGCGGCTCAACTCAATGTTAAACCAATTGAGGTTGTTATTTGTCGAAAATTACTGCGAACTGCACTCGCTCTCGAAAATGATATTATTTTGACTCAAAAATCTGAAACTTTGAGAATTGCTCCATATTGTGTTAAGACTTGGGGTACATCAGGTGTGGGAAAAACTTCTTTTAATTTAATAACAGTGCGCGAGATTTTACGATATAATGGTTTCTCATTTCAAGATACCAATATTAAGAAAATTGAGCCTGAAAAAGAATATTGGGAGAACATACGTAATGACACAACTGGTATTACTATTGATGATATGTGCAATACTATACATACTAAAGAAAAAATAAATCCCGCTGATATTTTAATTAAATTGGTTAACAACCAACCTCAGTCTGTAAATCGTGCCGACATACCGGATAAGGGTAAAATATGGCTGGATGCTAAAGCAGTTGGAATCACTACAAACAATCGTACTTTGTCTGCTGAGAATTGGTCTGTTGAACCAATGTCCGTAGTGCGTCGATGTAATCTGCATATCGACATACGAGTTAAGGACGAGTTTGCGGATGCTAATGGTCAATTAGATTCGCGAAAAGCAGAAAAAGCTACTCGTCATGGCTATATTGAAGATCTATGGAATATTAGTGTTTTCACGGTCAAGAAGAAGCATAATTCTAAATTGGCTAATATGGCTGAGGACTATGATTTATGGTTGGTGAATGATGACTTGGGAGAAATGAAAAACATTGGTATTGAACGTTATCTTCGATTTTTATATAATGAAACAAAGAAACATTTTGCTATGCAGTGCGCCTTTATAGAAAAGCAACGTTTAGACGAAAGTTCTTTTTCTTGTTGTTCTGATTGCAACATGATAGAACAATGGTGTCAATGTACTACTGATGATGAACCTATCGTTAAGGAAGAACAATCTTTTGTCGCTGATTATTTTTACAATCAATATTTTATTTATTTAATGTCCTTTTTGAATGTAAGTGTGATTGGTTTATTGAGCAATTGGTTTTATCACTACTCAGGTATTGCTATATGGTTGCGAGTTACTAGCTATATATATGCATCATTGTTCCCCACATGGTGGGAACGTAAAGTATTTGAAATATTATCCAAAAGAAAAGTTAGTGTGATATCGCGTAATATTATTTTGAGCATAGATAATTTCATCGATTTTAATATTAGTGTTTTACCTAGTTTTATTACCAATCACAAATATTTTGAATATGCATATGTTTATTGGCATAGGCGATGTATTTATAATCAAATTCGTTATAGTTTCATTGTTTCGTTTTGTATTTTGTTGTTTTGTGTAGGCTGGCAACATGTATTTGCCCGATGGACAACTATATATATTTTCATTTTTTGTATTATTTATTTGTGTATATATATTTGTATTAGTTCATATTTCACATATATGGCTGTTTATCGGAGATTACAACATGTTCGTTCCATAGGTGTCGGTTCTCGATTTAATACATGGAAATATACTGATTATATTGATAAAGACAATTTCTTTTCAGTGACTGGTTTTGTTCATAATGCAGCTGTTTTTGCAATTTTATATACGACTGTTGATTTGATCCGATTGGGAATTCGCTTATACACTAGTCAAAACAAAGTGAATGAACACCAAGGTGGCGTGTTATCCCCTGGTACTGTTGAGGAGGCCGAACGACGCGAAGTCAAAACAAACATTTGGGCTCATACTATACAAACTTCAAATAAATCAACTCGACAAATAGGTGATTTCGTCAGAACTTGTTCTAAAAATCTTGTTGTTGTGAAAATTACTAGTGCTACTACTAAGAATGGAATTAAGGAAATGGCGACATATTGTAACGCGATAATGCTGGTAGGAAATGTTGTTATGATGCCATTGCACATGGTGTATGAGCGGGATGGTGTGAATTGGGTTGCACCATATATCACTGCTAAGCTAACATTTGTTAGGTCTGAAATGATTAATTCAGGTTGGTCTGAAGAAGTGGTGATCTCAACCGGTATTCGTATAGAAGGTTATGATCTAATTGTTTTTCGCGTAAACGGTGGAGGTATTTTTAAAGATATTACCGATTTAATAACCATTAAACCATCTTATGCTGGACAGGTTGTTGTTGTCAAACGCGAGTTAACAGGGAAAATTGAAGAATGCCCTGGCAATGTTAGGAAACAAGAGATGATGAATTATACACGTGACGGTTTATCTATGAATTGGCACGGTGTACATGTTCAAACATCAAGGCGTGACTGGGCACCTGGAGATTGTATGTCTCTTATTTTATCTAATGATGCGGATCCACGTATCATAGGATTTCATTTGATTGGCACCTCTGATATTAGTATTGGTATATCAGCTTCCATTCCAACATCACAACTGAAAGGAATATTGCACAAATTGCCAGAACAATTTGTAGTACATAGTGCAGAAGACGTTGCCACTACGATTTATGATGTCGATTTACAATTTAGTTCAGAGATTCATCGTAAAAGCCCTGTTAATTTTGTAGAAGAACGGAATTTTTCCGTGCTCGGTTCAGTTTTTGGTGGTCGCACCCCCAAAACTAAGGTGCGTGAAAGCATTGCAACTCCCTTTTTGGAAAAGAAATTAGGGCCACAATTGTATTCGAGTCCGCCTTATGGTGGTCCAAATGGTAAACAATCATGGTATTCATGGTGGTTAAATCTTGATGGCACTTCTCGTGTTTCAACATATTTACCTGAACGTGAGTTTAAAATGGCTTTGAAGGATTACGAGGAAGGTTTGTATCATGTAATTGATATACACAAAAACAAGATAAAACCACTTGATGAAGAAACTGTGGTAAATGGTATGCCCAATTCACGCTTTATGACACCGTTAAATCGGGATACTTCGATGGGTTATCCATTAGGGAAGCCCAAGATTGGATATATGGAAGTGGTAAGAATTGAACCTGATGGTCGCAGGATATACGCCTTTAACGACCCACGCATTTGGAAACGATGGTATGACATGGAAGAAGAATTAGCAAATTTTAAAATACCAACTTCTATTTTTAAAGCAACTATGAAAGATGAACCAGTCAAGAAAACCAAGGAAAAGGTTCGCATCTTTCAGGCGGCTGACATAGGCATGCAATTAGGAGTGCGAAAATATTTCTTACCCATCATCCGTGCTTTATGTCTTCACCCATTAGATTCAGAGTGTGCCGTTGGTATAAACCCTTTTTCTTTAGAGTGGGATGCTCTTGATGGTCATGTCTCTAAATTTGGTCGTGATCGCATAATTGCAGGTGACTATAAAGGGTGGGATACCACGCTCCCGAGTGTACTTGTGCGAGAGGCCGCATACGTATTGGTTCATTTTGCCGAACGCACAGGAAATTATTCACATCGTGATATAATCATTATGAGGGGCTTAGCTATTATGTTGGCAAACCCGTTAATTAATTTTAACGGTACTCTAATACGATTACATGGAACAACGCCAAGTGGTCACAATTTAACATCGGTATTGAATTCAATTTGCAATAGTATTTTGTTAAGGTGCGCTTTTTACAAGCATTTTATGTATGAACCGCACAATTTTCGTGAATTTGTTGCTAATATTACATATGGTGATGATTTTGTTGCTAGCGTGGCTCCGGGAAAAGATTTTTCCCTAGTAACTTACGAAAATTATTTATCGACGTATACCGGCATTAAAGTTACGATGCCTGACAAGAAAAGTGATATTGTTCCATACATGCAATTTGATAACGTAGATTTTCTTAAGAGGCGAAGTGTTTATATTGAGAGCATTGGACATAGAATTGGTGTATTAGATATTAGTTCTATTCACAAGTCCTTATATACAACAATGGCATCTCCCGGTGATGAGGCAAATGTGCTAATTGCCGTGGTACATTCCGCCATGCATGAATTATTTTATCATGGCAAGGAAGTGTACGAAAAATACATCTCTTTGTTCAAAGAAATGTTTGAATATGTTGATCTTGACCCTGGTCCCATATATAAATCTTATGAAGAGAGAGCGTACGAGTGGAAACAATCGTATGAAAAATCAGTTGTATTGGATGACGGTCGTGTGGACGAGACGCTTGCAACTGGTTTTGAGGGTATTGCTCATGATACCACTTAGTGAGCACACTTGTCTTTTGTTTAAACCACGCAAACGACATTTTAAATTAAAGGTTTAACAAAATTAAAGAAAATCAAGATAATGCGGTGGACATTTTTCCACCCGGGAGACAAACGCCCGGTTCGTTTGTTGAGCACTCCGGTTTGGTTACCGAGAGGGAGTCGTCGGAATCCGCCGTCACCAAGTTTAATACTTTAGACACATGGTCGCGGGAGATTTTAGTTTCGCGTGATGAGACATTCAATATCATGCACAATAACGATGCAGATCTTAACGATGCATTGAAAAGACCCATAATAGTTGATACTTTTACGTGGAATATGAATTCTAATGTTAACGGTCGTATTGATTTAGTTAAGAGATGGATAGCATCTTCGGAAATAATTCAAAATCGTATACGGTTTTATCGGTATTTGAGTGGTACGTTTTGCGTTAAGGTAACTATTAATGGTTCACCCTTTATGTATGGAAAATCCATTCTTAGTGCGCAGCATTGGCCAGAAGTTTCAGGTGCAAATTATCCACCCTATTTATGGGATTTGGAATTGTCACAAATGACTAGTTTACCTTATGTATCTATAACCCCCACTGATAGTACTGCCGGTTGTTTGGAATTGCCAATATTACATCCTAACGGGGCTTTAGATTTGACTCAAGTATCCACCCCCATTCAATTGGAGTTACGTTCTATGACACCTTTGAGTTCTGTTAAAGAAACTACTGATAATTGCGTTATCACTGTGTGGGCATGGATGAAAGATTATACGTTATCTGTGCCTACAAATTTTGAGTACGATCCATTATGGGAACAATCAGGGGACGAATATTCTAAACCTTTAGTTAGTACGGCTGCGACCACATTGGCTTCATATCTTGGCAGGTTACGTGATTGGCCATACATTGGACCATATGCTAGAGCTAGTGAAATAGCAGTTTCAGCTGGAGGTCAAATTGCACAATTATTTGGATTTTCCAAACCATCCGCTCTTAAATCAATTGAGTTTATGCAAAATAAACCGTTGGGTAATTTATCTAACTTTAACGGAGAGGATACTTGTGTTAAATTGGCATTGGATTGTAAACAAGAGGTTACTGTTGATCCAAAGGTTACGGGTTATGGTGGACCAGATGACATGGTTATATTAGACATCGCAAAGCGTGAAGCCTATTTAACTAAGTTTGTCTGGCGTTCAAGTTATCAGCGTGGAAAAACTTTATGGCGTAGTGTTGTCAACCCTGGTATTTGTGAACGTTCGGCAACTACAGTGGATGGGATAGCTAATCTAGTTCCAGTTTTGGATCCAACTCCATTAGCACATGTTTCATTTCCTTTTCAATATTGGAGAGGTACGCTGAAGTTTCGTTTTGAGATAATTGCCTCACCATTTCATAAGGGTAAACTACGATTTGTTTATGAACCGGTTTCTGCTCTGGAGTCCAATGGATCTTGGGCTTTTGATGAAACTAAATTAACATCACGCGTCGTGGATTTAGCTACAGAAAGAGAATTCACTATGCATGTGGGATGGGGAAATAATGCAAATTATCTTGGCGTTAGTTCTCCCATGGATCAAATAGGAGTTACTCCTGATGCAATGTTTACTTCCTTGGATTTAGCCACTTTGGCTTTTCAACCGAAGAAACACAATGGATGCATAGGGGTATGTGTAGTAAATCCACTTACATGCTCTGATGCTAATGATGTTGAAGTTTTAGTTTATGTTTCAGCAGGTGATGATTTTGAATTGCAAGTTCCATCAATTGGACTAATTGGGCGATTAAATACATTTGCCCAATTAGGACCACCTATTTTACCAGATTCAGATTTACGATCGGCTAAAACCATTTCCGATTTAAGCGAAAGTGTTTATTCGCCGCCTGTAAGTTCCGAACAAAGCGGTGAAATGCTCGCTCCTGGTGCTGGCGACGTTCCGAATGTGGATGTCGCTCCTGATTTCGTTTTAAAGGATTCAAGCACAGCACCACAGTTAGTTGATAAACTAGCTCATATTCATTTTGGTGAACGAGTTGTGAGTATTCGCCAATTGCTGAAAAGATATTGTAATCATACCGTACTGATTCCGCCAACCCTATCTAATGAATTTTGTAATGCTAGATGGGTTATGAATGATTTTCCATGTTATCCTGGTCCGGATAGTAATGGAATGTATTCAACGCAGGGTGGCAGTTATAACTATGCATCCCCAGCAAACTTTTTAAATTATTTTACTCCCGCATTTTTAATGCGTCGAGGTTCCATTAGGAGTAAATATATTTTATACGATACCCGATACAAGGGAGCCGTTGACAATAGACCTACAGTGTTGAATTTCATGGTATCTCGTGCTACGGATACGGGCTTTTCCCGAGCTTTATCCCCGTATTCGACTGCAGTGTTGGAGTCAAATTATGCAAGGCCTTTATTGGCAGTTTCACATTTGCATGGTTTGGCAGGAGCAGAAGTGTCCGTCTTACCTTTCAAGAATACAGTAGAGGTTGAGACGCCATATTATGCATCGCAAAGGTGGTACTTTGCACAAGAACGGGATATAAATGGTGCGTATAAAGATCCATTAGGAACTGCGACAGATCTTTTACGACAGCAGACTTTCCATACAGTTAGTTTAGATATGGATGCCCGCTTCGGCTCTGAGGAAGCCGAGAATACACTATTTATAAGAAGATATACGAGTGCTGGCGATGATTATTCGCTGCACTACTACGCTTTTCCACCAAAGTTATTTGTAATCGACCCAGTAGATTACCCAGACGGAGGAGCGTAGGAAATAGAGCCCACAATTAGTTCGTATATAATTGTGACGCACTTTTTCCACCAAGAAGAGGTGTTTTGAAGTTACACAACAACAGAAAGA